GATCTTCCGCTTGAGCTATCGATCGTCATGCCGTGTCTGAATGAGGCACAAACGGTGGGCACCTGCGTCAAAAAGGCATTGGCTTATCTTGATATGCACAAAATACGGGGTGAGGTGATCGTTGCCGACAACGGCAGCACAGATGGCTCGCAGGCGATCGCCCTCGCTCTCGGCGCGCGTGTCTTGCGGGTGGAATCAAGAGGATACGGGAACGCGCTGCGCGCGGGCATCGCGGCTGCGCGGGGCACGTTTGTGGTGATGGGTGATTCCGACGACAGTTACGATTTTTCAGCATTGCAGCCCTTTGTTGAAGAACTCCGGGAAGGGTATGACTTAGTACTCGGCAACCGTTTCCAGGGCGGGATCGCGCCTGGAGCGATGCCTCTCTTGCACAAATTCTTCGGCAACCCGCTTCTAACCTTTATTGGTCGTACACTCTACAGAAGCCCCAGTCACGATTTCTATTGTGGGCTGCGCGGCTTCCGTCGCGATGCAGTGCTTTCACTGGAGCTTGACGCAGCCGGAATGGAATTCGCTCTTGAAATGATTGTAAAAGCAACCATTCACGGTCTTCGGATCACTGAGGTACCTACCCGGCTCGCCGTAGATGGCCGTGGACGGCCGTCTCACCTTCGCAGCTGGCGCGACGGTTGGCGCAGCCTCCGGCTGTTTCTGCTGCTCAGTCCGCGCGGCCTGTTTCTTTACCCTGGCGCGGCAATTTTTCTGCTAGGACTAGCCGGAACGCTGATGCTGCTCGCCGGCGACGTCGCCTTGGGAAACATCGCCTTCGCCGAGCGCACCATGGTGATTACTGCAGCCGCGATCAACGTCGGCTTCGAGGTCATGCTGTTTTGGATGTTTGCAACCACCGTGGCAGTTCAGCGCAGTCTGCTCCCGCGCAATCCCAATTTTGAGAGATTCCGACGGGCGATTTTACTAGAGCGTGGGTTGGCACTGGGAACAGCCCTCATTCTCCTAGGATTGATCACGGTCATCGGCGCTATCTCCGAATGGTCCGTTGTAGGCTTTGGACCGCTCGTCGGAGGTATGGCCATGCGGTTGGTCATAATCAGCGGCACAACGTTCGTACTTGGGGCACAGATTCTTTACGGGTCGTTTTTTCTCTACGTTCTAGAATATCGTGCCACCTCGCTCCGACGGGAGCCGGTCCGCGAGCCTGCGCTCACCGCCTCCCTCAATTCGCCGATCCCTGAGAGTTGAAGAACTCCCATTGAGCCCATGGATCTATTCCAGTCAGTCGTCGGCGCTGCCTATAAGTTGGTATTCAATACTTTCCGAGTCCGTCGAGCACGATGAGCTACTGGTAATTTGTACCAGGGTTTGCTCGAGCCACGTTTTCAGCGCTGCGACGTCACCCCCGAGTATGCGGAGCCAATGGATCGAGGAGGGCAAAGGCGCGATGAAATGGACCCGGCTATCGTGACGCACAACGCGGTAACCTCGCAACTTCATGCGAACGCTGGCGCGAGCGCTGCTGCCACATTGCTCAAGTAATTCAAAAGGGCGATCCTACCTTGAGAGGCTCAGCACCCGCATTTGGGATGTTATTTTTGCTTCCACGTGAAGACCGACGAGACCGCATAGTTCCAGACCGATCCGACGGCGACACCGGCGAGACCGGCGAGCCACCAGACCTCGTTTCTGGAAAACACATAGCCCGCAATGCCGACATTCGCGACCGCGCCGAGGGCGCAGATCGCATAAAAAGTGACCAGCCCTCGCAGCAACGCTAGACCGCGCAGGCGGCGGTCCCGATAGGTGAACATGTTGTTGAGGAAGAAATTCGACGTCATCGCCGCTACCGCAGCGGAGGCCTGCGCCGGATCGAAGGTCACCCCGACCACGGTGAGCGCAAACCACAGGGTCGACATGTGGATGAGCAGGCCAATTCCGCCGACAAACGCGAAAAGGGTGAACCGAACGGGAACAATATGGCCGACCAGCTTGTCGGCGATCAGCATCATGTATTCCCAAGCGACAAGCGTATCGAGTTTGCTCTCGCCGCGCTGGCGCTCCCGGAACTCGTAGGGCAATTCCCGGAACTGGAGCGGCCGCGGCGACGACGCCAGGATATCAAGGAGGATCTTGAATCCCTGACCGGAAAGGCGCCGCAGGGCCCCTTCGAGGACCTCCCGCCGTAGCATGAAAAAGCCACTCATCGGATCGGCGATGTCGGCTTTGCAGATGAGCCGGGATAGGCGCGCGGCGAAGGCGCTCATACTTGCACGGGCGGAGTTCCATCCGCCTATTCCGCCGCCGCCGACATATCGGCTACCGACCACCAGATCAACCGGTTCGCTTTTCAGTGTCGATAGCATCTGCGGCAGCAGCTTCTCGTCGTGCTGCATATCGGCATCCATAACTGCGACATACGGTGCGGAAGTCGCCAGAGCGCCTTCGATGCAAGCCGTCGTAAGGCCCCGGCGCCCGATCCGCTGTAGGCAGCGCACTCGCCGGTCGAGACGGCTGATCTCGCGGATCCACTTGGCCGTGCCATCGGGCGAATCGTCGTCGACGAAAATTACCTCCCAGCTCACCCCATCGAGCACCGCATCCAGCAACTCCACAAGCGGCGCGACATTGTCTTTCTCGTTGAGGGTTGGAATGACCACAGCCAATTCCGGGCCCAGGGTCATGGCGCGTTCATGAGCCTGGCTAGCTGTCGCGAATTCATTCCGTCTAGCCAAATTGGCATTCATCGCACTGCTTTCCGCGTGGACCGTGTGGCGATTTCAGCAGATATTAGACCCTTACGAAGTGAGTGTTTGCATCTTGTGAGCAGATTTGTCAGGTCAATGCGGGAATGATGGTGTGTTCGGTGAGGCGGCGACCGGCAGCGATGGCGGCGCGGCCAGCGCGGGTGTGATAGTAGCGATAGGTGCCGACGACACGCTTGATGACGCCAAGATGGCGCAGACGGGCGAGTTGTCGGGAGAGAGTGGCGGGAGAGCATTGGCCGAGGAGGGGCAGCAGATCGGCGCGGCGGAGGCCGGCGATATTGAAGCCGGGACGCTGCAGGGCGGCGAGCAGGGTCTGTTCGGCGCGGCTGAAAAAGTTGAGGCCCTTGAGGTTGCGGCCGTTGACTGGCCGGGGTTGGGTGAGACGGTTGAGCGCCCGGGGAGGCGGAACGGACATCAGGTCGGCACCCGCAGATAGATCAGACCCAAGTCGACGTCCATGATACCATAACCTACACTCGGCACTATACAACTCTGCCAGAAGTGTAGAGGTCAACACCTGGGTCGATTTTGGAGCCAAAGTGCGCTCTCGCAAAATGGCTTCGCCAGATCGATTTGTTGACGCGCCCGAAACACAGTGCGCTCCCCGGCCTTGATATCTGCCGATATAGTCCATAGGCGCAGTGCCACATTGAGTGGATCGATGCGGAGTGCGCACCAAAAGGTAAGCTCGCCAATGCGATGCTGTCTTGCATGGCAGGCGGTGCAGAGCGGAACCGCATAGCGATCGCCAGGTTTCACCCCGACACCACCATCGGTTCCGGTTCGTACATGCGCGGCCTCTGATGGCGCGGCTTTGCCGCAGGCGACGCAAGGGAGTTGACGAACAAAAGCAAGGTGCTGCTGCCGCCTACGCAAATCATGCCTGGTCTTGGGGCGTGTTGTAGTTCGAGGGATGCGGGGTGCGGCCATCGATCTGAGGAATTGTCCGAGCGTTCGAGTTCAGGCATCGTGTCAGTTCATAAGTGTTTCCAGGCTAGCTCGCAGCGCCGCCTTCAACGCCAATCCCCCTTGCGGCACCGGCATCTCATAGGTAGTGCGGATCTTCTGGATGACACTCTCGATAAAATAATTGAAGATCTGCAGCTCGCGGTCGAGCGCCCTGATGAACTTCTCATCGGGCTCAACCCGCATGACCAGCTTTGGCAGCTTGTCGTGCCAGCAGACAATATCGACCCAGCTGCGCTGCGAGATGTAGAGCTGACCCTGCAACTGCGGACGAAAGCGTTCGCTGACTTCACCGGAAATCCAGTATTCGACTTGCGTATGCGGCAGCGGCGCCTTGATTTCCAACATGCCGTCGTCGCCGACGAGCCGATCGGGACTGCAGCCCACCGTGTGATCATCGTCCGTGATAAAGCCGACCCTTTGCACGGTTACGTCTTGGTCGAATTCATACCAGTCGACCGCATCGGCCTCGACGATCAGGCCCCGCTCCATCGCCGGTGAGTTGTAAAACTCGATCTTCTGCTGCAGCAGCCGCTCGGCGATCAGCACGCAGGCGTATTCACGCCACTGCTTCGACGGCTTGCCTTGCGGTGTGATGATCTTGTGGAAGTTGGAGCTCGTTGGGATGCCGAGCTTGAGGCGGTCATAGGCTTCCGAGTATTGCGCCACATCATGAAAGATGGGCATGACCGGCCTCTGTCTTGGCGATCTGTTCATCGAGCGTGCTGACGGCCTTGCGATAGTCGCGGGCGGCGATCGTCGCCACCGCCGCCTCGAGCGAACCGGCTACCTCGACGCTCTGGGCCTTCATGTATTTGAGAAACTTCGGCCCGACCTTGGCCTTCTTGATCAGCTCGACAATGGTCGCGGCCTGGGCCTCGTCGATCGTGCCGCCGTTTCCGTCGTCATCATCGCCGACCACCACGATGTTGAAGATGTTGCAGGCGACATAACGGCGGAGGAAAGAATTAGTGCTGCCGACGGCCTGCACATTCGACTTGCCACCGGTGGTGTCGAGCGGCGCCGGCATAAAGGAATCCTCATAATGGCCGCTTGGCAGGTGCTTCAGACGACCGCGAACCAGAATGCCGCCGCCCTCGCACGGTTCAGCGGAATAGGAGAGATCCATTTCCTCTTCCGCCAATAACGGGCGCAGATGTTTGTCGATCTCCTCGAGTGGGGCGTATTTGAAGGCTTCAACGATGCCCTTTTGCGGCTTGCCGTTGTCGCTTTCGGATAGCACGGGCCGGTTCTTGACGATCTTGATGCCGGCGAGCTTTTTGAGGATCCGGCCCTTCGCCGCATTGAACGCCAGCTCGGCCTCTTTCGCTTTGAGGCTTTTGTATATCGCCGCCAATCGATCGAGCTTTTCGACACCGGCGCACGGGTCGAGCGTTACCCGTTCAATCAACGCCAAGACCGTCGAAGGGGTGTGCGCTGCCGGTGAAAGGAGTGGCTCAACCTGCCGCTTCCTCTGCTTGGCCTCTCGATTGAGGCTGGTCTGTTCATCCATCTCCGCTCCTCACCATCGCTTCGTAGTTAGAGGCGGCCGCATCATTCCTTCTGGTGCCGGCTCACTTCGTCCGCAGGCAGAATGCCGCGCGCGTCAGGCTTTTGCGGATCACGACCCCAGCTGTTCGGTGAGGAAGCCAGCGATATCGGTAACGACCTGATTGCCATGACCCCTTTGCGCCAACAGAACCGCGTAAGCCGCTCCGCCGAAAAAACAGGCACGCATCGCGGGAAGGATAACCTGGCTCAGCGGCATATCGATGACGTACTCGTCGAGAGTGTGGAGCCACGCCTCGTTCAGTGACAAAATAGCGTCTCGGGTTTTTCTTGAACTCAGATGTCCGGAAGGACGCTCGCTTACTTCGCCGCCGTCGCGCGGTTCCATCGTTCTCTCCTGGATGGACGTGTTTGATAGGGAAATTATTCACAAAAACCGCGAATCGGTCAATAAAAAACTTTTGTAAAGTGATGATGGCGGCCAAACTTTTCCGCTCGGACGGCCTCGCTCTGTGCGATCTCGAGCGCGCGGTGGTCGGACCCATCGAGCGATAGGGCCAGTCAAGGGTGACGCTGTATTCGTCTCGCCGATTTTTTCGGCGCGGCATCGATGGTCAGCTGTGCCGGCGGCGAGCTGTCGGCCCATTGCGAGGATAGTGTGAGCCGGCCGGCAAACTGATCTGTTGCTGGTGTAAGCCCGCGCGGCGTCGCCCGGTAGCCACCATTGGCTCGTAGATAGATGTCGTTTAATTCGACGGCATACTGGTTGACGAATACCAGGGCACGATCTGGCCGCGCCGCGCGAGTCTGCCCACGATCGTGGAGTGCAGTGCTCGGCAATGATGCTCGTTATGTTGTGTCAGTACATCCATCATGTCGCGGCGTCCACGTCTTGGTCAGTTCTCCGCGCCGCGAATAATGAGCGCACTGGAAGGCATCCTCGCTCAAGACCGCCGGTTCTGCGGTCATTGGCGCAGGCGGTCGGTTAGCTCGAGTTTTTCCGTTTTTGCTGCTGCAGGGCTTGCCATTCCACCGAGCCAGGGGCCGGATTGAGTGGGGCGGGTTGCGGCTTGCGTTGCTGCGCAGCGAGGGTCTCCTCTGCCATCTCGCGCACGATTTCATAGGCGGCCCAGCTCGGCATTGGAGGATTGAGCATTTCCAAGGCGCCACTGCAGGCGTCGACCTCGTCATCGTGGGCGAGATCGGGGAAGCCTTCGAGGGCGCGGAACAGCTCTTCGTTCCAGGTCCCGCGCCCGATCTTGACGTTGCCAGCAAGGCACTGCGAACTGAACGGCCCGAACCGCGTCAGCTTGTCGCCGGTCTCCGGGGCCGGGGTCACGGTGAAGCCGCTGAGCGCGCGCACGAGGTGGAGCGCCTGGCTCTTGCCGGCCTGCCCCGGGTCCTGGCCGAATCCAATGCGGACCCGTTTGCCGTCCTGCCTGGCAGTATCGAGCAGCAATTGCTCGACATCTCCCGGATTGGCGCGCCGCCGCACCATATCCAAAAGCCAGTAGCCGCCGCTTCGATCGCGACCGAGCTTAATGCCAACAGTCCAATCGGGGTCGTTAAACTCCGTCTTTTCGGTGGCGGCGAGATCCCAATAGCGGACGATGTGGTCGAGCTCCGCCGGCACCTCGTCGACAACGTCGCACCACTCGCGCTTGAAATAGAGCCCGGCGGCCGGCCGGATCTTCCAATTGCCACGCAGCAGCCGCTCGCACTCGAGCAGCGGCAACGACCGCAGCCAACTGACGTATTCCGGGTTGACCCGCAGCAGAGCGGGGTTGTCGAACACGCTCGCGGGGATGAATGTGACGCTCATCGGCTGCGGCGGATCGAAGCCCGGCGGCAGATCCTCCAGCTCCGGCAGGTGTTGTATCAAATCTTCCGGCCGATCGGCCCATTCGATCTTGTCCGCAACGCGGATGTAATAGCGCAGAACCCCGGCCCGCTCCAGGATTGGAAACCCGGTCTCGGGGTCGATCCACCACGCCAGGAAGTCGGCGACCCAACTATCCGCATCGGGATTGCATGTGGCACGGATGTAAGGCCGCACTCCGCACGTCGAGCGATTCCGGCTGACCATGTAGAAGAACTGATGCCTCGAAAAGTGCGTCAGCTCATCGAAACAGATCAGCGTGATCTGCGCGCCCTGCCAATGGTAAACTGTGCTGTCGTACTGCAGATGCGAAAACGTGATCTTGCCGCCGTGCCGCCAGCGCCATTCGCGCGCTCCGATGTGTGCGGTCCCGCCCACTCGTGGATAGAAGTTTTGGCTCTCGTCCCATAACCCGCCGGGGTTGGTGATCTGCGGCGTCGTGCGCCGGAAGAAGACCGCAGTAAAGTTGGCGACCCGACAGACATACCGCAGTGGCTCCAGGAGCAGTCCGAAGGTTTTCCCTCCACCAGCCGCGCCGCCGTAAATGCAGATGTCAGCCGAGGTTCGCAGAAATT